GTGCCTCTTCCGGCACGACCTCATAATTTTCGCCATCATAGCTGTATCCGAATACCCGTTTATTCTTTACCCCGATCTCGCCCGACTGGTACCTTTTCCGGATACCCCATTTCGAATTTTCCGAAATGGAGCGGCTCTCCTCCTGTGCAAACGAGGCAAGGATGGAAAGCATCAACTCCCCGTCCCCGGACAAGGAATGGATATGCTCCTTCTCGAACCGTACCTCCACTCCTATCTCCTTTAAATGCCTGACCGTGGACAGCAGATCCACCGTGTTCCTTGCAAATCTCGATATGCTCTTGGTCAACACGATGTCCACCTTGCCCGCCTCGCAGTCTGCGATGAGGCGGAGGAACTCGCTGCGCGCTGCCGTCCCGGTCCCGCTGATCCCGAAATCCGCATATACCCCGGCATATTCCCATTCAGGGTTGCCCTGTATCAGTTCGTTATAATAACTTACCTGTGCGGAAAGGGAATGGGCGAGGCGGCCCGTTTCCATGGACACACGGGCATAGGCTGCAACTTTCACCCGCTCTTTCAGAGCCGGGATTTTCGGCTCTATCCTGCTTATCTTCGCCATAAGATCACTCCTTCCCGGCAAACTCGTTTGCCGTTACTATAACATCACTCTGTAACCGCATTAAGTCAACGGTTTTCCAGCCAGTAATGTACCCGAAACCGGGCGGTATTTTTCCAGCAGTTTTGTATCAATTATAGCTAATACCTCTTCATCAATGACGCCCTTTTCCAGCATGGATTTAGCGATGGAGAGCGAGATATAATAAAGCTTTTCTGCCCGGAACTGCTCCTCAGTCATCTGCCCCGCCACCTCCAAACCGATGGTTAATATAACAGGCGTGGGAACAGTATTTCCGTCTGGAATTGCCGTAGGCCGTGAACTCCCTGCCGCACCCGGCGCAGGTATGGATGTAGACCGCTTTCTTATTCAGCATCTCCGGGTGTTCCTTCCACCATTTCTTACGGCATTCCACCGAACAGAACACCCTCGTCTTCATCCCCTCAGTCTGCACCAGCGCAGCGCCGCACTCCTTACAGCGGCTGCCGGTCCCCTCCGGCGCTTTCTCCGCCATGTTCCCGGTCAGGCTGTTCCGCCTGCAGAACGCCACCACTGTGTCCTTCGTCAAGCCGATGTCTTTTGCTATGGTCGCATATCCCAGGCCGCTGTTACGGCATTTAATGATCACATTTTTCTGTTCTTCTGTCATGAGAACCACCTCCTGCGGAGGCTTATGTATTTTACCCCTGCTTTTAAGAAAGCCTCCCATTTCATTGCCACGGCAGAAGGGAAAACATGAGGGTAAAATAAAAAACCGCCTTACGACATCTTATGAACCGCAGGCTTGTCACTATTCGCTGTTCTTTGGAAGATCCAAAATCGTATAGACAGCCAAGGGGTGTATGTCCACCTTGTCAGGGGTGTACAAAATCCGTACACCCTCTGCTGAATGACAAAAGCAAGTCCCTGTCAGGCGCCTAAAAAATAAGGCTTGCCGAGTGGCGAAAACCATCTCCGCAAGCTTTATTTACAGTATTTCAAGGCGTTACACCGCATTAAATTGTATCAAAGTTTGGTTCTACACATCTATCTAATATCCCATTTTGATACAATTCTATTTTGCCTGTACTTTTTTATTTTGCCTTCAAAAGGGGTTCAAATGCAAAAACAAACCAAAATTCAACAGATTTATCCTTTATTTTCTGGTATCATGTTTTAACAAAATCGAAAGTTGTGGAGATGCATGATGAGGGGATTACGTTTTAATCTCTATCCCGTTTTTGAAGGTGAACCGCACATCGTCCTTTCCGTAGACCGTCACGAAATTCACCATGGCGTACCAGGCTGCCTCGTCAAAATTATCCACCTGCTCCGGCATCCCACTCAAAACATCCATGAAGTTCTCCATCATTTTCCGCTGCGCCTGTTTCGCCATGATGGCTGCCTGCACTTCCTCCAACCGTGCCTTCGCCGTTTCAAACCGCCCTGCCAGGGCGTCATACCGTTTGGCGTATTCACCCTGGTTCTGTGCAATGCGGGCATTCTCACTGATACATTTCTCCATCAGTTCCGCCGCCACGTTCATCTCACCATTAAGCTGCCGTGCCTCCGCCTCCAGCTCCCCTGTTTCAAATGCCGTGTCTTTGACTTCACCAAAGCCTGCAAGAATGAGGTCTTTCTCTTTCCCTATGCTGTTCAGCGCCTTTATGAAAAGCTGTTTGATGGTTTTCTCATCCAGATGCGGCGTGGTACATTTCTTCCCACCGTCAAATTTATGATTGCACTGCCAGACCACCCTGCGGTATTTGTCGTTGGAATGCCAGACCTTGGAGCCGTACCAGCTCCCGCAGTCCCCGCACCGTATCTTACCGGAAAAGATGTTCACACAGCTGTTCCGGCTGCTGCCTTTGCCCCGCGACTGCATCAGCACCTGCACATTGTCGAAAACAGCGGGCGGTATGATGGCTTCGTGGTTGCCCTCCACATAATACTGCGGCACTTCTCCCTCGTTCTTCTTTTTCTTTTTTGAGAGGAAATCGGTGGTGTACACTTTCTGCAGGAGCGCGTCCCCTTTGTACTTTTCGTTAGTGAGGATGGATTCCACCACCGCCTTACCCCACACTTTTTTGCCGCCTGGTGTTGGAATACCCTTTTCTGTCAGCATCTTGGCTATCTGGTACGGCAACCTGCCCTGCAGGAAAAGACCGTAGATTTCCCGAACGGTTTTCGCCTGTTCCTCGTTTATAACAAGGTTCCCGTCCTCACCCCGGTCATAGCCGAGGAACCTTCCGAACGGCACCGTGACCTTGCCGTCTGCAAACCGTTTCCTCATGCCCCATGTGCAGTTTTCCGAAATGCTCCGGCTCTCCTCCTGTGCCAGCGAGGACATTATGGTAATCAGGAGTTCTCCCCTGGAATCGAATGTCCAGATATTTTCTTTTTCAAAATAACATTCCGTGCCGTTGTCCTTCAGCCTGCGGATGGTGGAAAGACTGTCCACCGTGTTCCTCGCAAACCTCGACACGCTCTTGGTGATGATGAGGTCAATTTTTCCGTCCAGGGCATCCTCCACCATTTTGTTGAATCCCTCGCGGTGCCGTGTGGAAGTTGCACTGATACCTTCATCCGAATACAGCCCGACAAACTCCCAATCCTCACGGCTCTGTATGTAGGACGTATAATAATCGCATTGGGCGGCATAACTGGTCTGCTGGTCTTCCATGTCGGTGCTGACGCGGGCGTACCCTGCCACTTTCCGCTTTTTCCGGCTGCTGATGGGGTCCGCCGTAAAGCGGTTCCGTGTGGCCGGTATCGTTGTCACATTCTTTGCCATGTCTGCGTCCTCCCTTCCCGAAAATGGTATTCCAGACTGCCGTCCTCCAGCGCCGCGATTTCTTTTATCTGCCTTTCGAATTCGCTCCCGTCAAATTCCTCCGGTCCAGGGATGCTTGCAGATATGCGCCGCAGTTTGAAATCTGCATAATTCGTGCCGTGGCATTCCACATCGCTGCGCTTTTTGCCGATGCAGTACAAGTACACCCACTTTCCACCGGAATTCACCCTGTGGTAAGTGTTCCCACGGATGGCGGTAAGTGAAATCATATAACCGCCAGGACTTTGTCCCTCGCTTTTTCAGTTCTGCAAAGGATATTCGATGTCGCCACCTCCGAACCGGTCGTCTATATAGCATACATGGGAGCAGTATTTCCGCTTTTTATTCCCGTAGGCAGTGAACGGTTTCCCGCACTTCGCACAGGTAAATTCATAGACCGCTTTCTGTGTAATCCGCTCCGGGTGTTCCGTCCACCATTTCTCCCGGCAGGCTTTACAGCAGAACACCTGCTTTTTCATCTTCGGCCGCTGCTTTATCTCCACGCCGCATTCGCGGCATCTGTCTTTATCGTCTGTTACCAGGATGTCCGCAGAGGTGAGGCTGTTCCTGCGGCAGAAGCTCTTGACGGTATCCTTTGGGATGCCAAGCTCCTTCCCTATGTCTGCATAGCCGCGCCCCATGCTGCGGAAACGGATGATTTTTTCTTTCTGTTCACCTGTCACTGTCGGCACCTCCTCACTATACGGAGATTTGAAGGCCGTTTTGAGAGGGATAAAAAAACAGCCCACAGAACAAACTATGCTCTGCAGGCTGTCCATTATAACTTACACGGTTTTACACTCTTTCTGCAAAATCAAGGCTCACCCATACCCCAAATATCCTGTTGTAAAATATTTCTTTTTTCTTGCCCTTGGAATATTGTTTAATCCTTGCTTTTTCCGCCTCCTTCCTTGCCGTCAGATATTCTCCAGTTTCCCGGTATAAAGCTGATAATATATTCCCCGCTTCGCCAACAAGCTGTCATGATCTCCTCTCTCCACAATCCTCCCGTGATCCAACACCATGATCACATCCGAATTTTTGATTGTGGAAAGCCTGTGGGCGATCACAAATACCGTCCTGCCCTTGCCAAGCACAGGCATAAGGATACTGGCATAACGGTTCGCGTTGTTCGCACTGTCCCGCAGCTTTACATTCAGATCCTTAAAATCCTGTATACAGGCTTTCTCATGGCAGAACACCTTTACT